AACTGATTTGTAATCAGTGGGTTGCAGGTTCAACTCCTGTCACCAGCTCCAAAAATAAACGCACGAACGATTAAAACGAATCGTCCGTGCGTTTTTCTTTTTGCTTGAAATGCCTTAAAATCTCTTGAATGAACGTGACAATCTAACAAACAATCTAACAAATCAATACTTCATCTTTCGCATTTCCTGCAACAGATAATTCGGGTCATTGTGGGAGATGTACTTGTTTGCTGTGGTGGAGAAATTTTTGTGACCCAAGATGGCTTGCACGGCAGTCTTTTCCAGGCCGCACTCCACCATCTTGCTGCTGGCCGTGTGGCGCAGCGTATGCGGATGCACCCCCTCTATGTGGCACTCCTGCATCAAGGCCCGAAACTTTGTAGCCACGTTGCGCTTGTCCAGCTTTGTACCAGCTTTGGACGGTATCAGCCACTCACAGCCGCTGTCAAGCATCCAAAAGGCAATGATTTTATAAATGGGGTCCAAAATAGGGATAATGCGGTTTTTGCCCGCCTCGGTCTTTTCGCCGCCCTGCATATACCGCTCTTTTAGATGCACATCGTCGCAACGCATGGAAAGCAGCTCATCGATACGCATACCGGTGTAGAGCAGCACCATTGCGATTTGTGCTGTCTGCCCAAGCTTCGGGTCGTCTTGCCGGATGCTGATTTGCTCGATCTCTTGAGCGGTCAAGGTGCGCTCTGCCTTGCCTGTAGCCGCCGGGAGCTGCAAGAGCATGGCATAGTTTTTGTTTATGATGTCCTGAGCCATTGCCCACTCGCAGATCTGGCTGAAAAGTGTGCGCTGCTTTTCGCAGGAGCTGCGGGAGAGGCCCTTTTCCACCATCTGATCAATCACCTGTTGATAGTCTGCGGCTTTTAAGTCCCGGAGCTGTCGGTCATACAGCGGCGCAGCCTTTGCATAGGCCAGCTCATAACCCTTTTTCATATCAGTGCTGAGCTTGTCAAATTTGGGCTGCGCTTTCCATTGGGCATAGGCATCCGCAAAAGTGCATTTCAGACGCGCTGCGGGGGTGTTCTGGGCGTTGTAAGCGTCCAGTGCTTGTACCGCTTCGCCCGGAGTCGCAAACGTCCCCAGAACGTCTCGCTTGGCTGTCAGGGCCACATACGGTTTTGACCTCGTCCCGCTCAACTTATATACACTGCCGCTGCCCTTTGGGCGGCGGCGCTTTTTTCTTTGCTGCGGGGAGGCTTCGGGCTGCTTCTTGCCGCAGTATGGGCAAAAAGATGCATCATCCGGTATTTCCCGACGGCAGCAGGCGCGAATGCATTTCAAAGCTCTTCACCTCGCTTTGCGGTATAGTCGGCCTCGCCGCTCTTCGCGGCCTCTTTTCCCGCCTGGTATGCCGACTGCAGCAGACTCACCGGAGGCTGGACTTCCCACGGGATCGGGTCTGTTCCTGTAGCCACGGCAAACCCGTAATTGTCCAGTATTTGGCCGCAGACGGATACCTTGTTTTGCAAGGGAGTATGCAGATTCGCGCACACCTCAGCAAACACCGCCGGTGGATAGCTGCCATGTCGGCCCAAAAGGATAAACAGCACCATCTCTTTTACAATTCGCGGCGCTGTGCGAAAGTATTCTGTAAGCGCCTCATCCAGCTCTTCGTCTGATTTGCGCTGTACGGGCTCTTTATAAAGTTCTGGGTGCAGCATTTCTTGCATGGCGGGGAGCGGAGAAGTCCCGCAAGCCTCGAACCAGTCCATTATCTTGTCAGCTGGTGGGCTGGACGCTCCGCACTCCCAGCTCTGGATCGTAGCCTTTCCCTTGTTGATCCGGCGGGCCATGTCGACTTGGCTCAAGCCTGCCGCGACTCTGGCCCGCGCCAGTGCGACACCAAGCTTTTCCGCAGTAAAGTAGCTCATCAATTATAACCTCACAAATTTCCATGCCATAAAAACAAAAAGTGACATGGGAAAAACCCATGCCACTCGACAGAGCGGAAGTCCTTCAAGTTTTCCCATAAAATGGTAAAATCTAAAACAAGTTGGACAAATTGAACAAAAACAGAGGTGAAATAAAATGGATTTCGAGCAAAGAAACGGTAAAGAAAACAAAATGACCATCATTGACGGGATGCCTGCCACCATTTTGACCGGCACGGCCCGAACACCTGAACCTTGGGAGGACTAAAGATGGACAAGATGAAGCTGTTTTGCACCCACATCCGCGCCGCGCTGGCCTGCTATGAGGATATGCCGCCCGAGGGACAGGCTCGGGCTCGACTTTTTGTGATCCGCAAGTCCGGGGATCTCCGGCAGCTCAAGGCTGCAGCAGACGCACCCGGTGGGGAGCTTGCCGCTGAACTGTTGCAAAAAATGCAACAACCTTGCAACCACGGATAGCAACGTGCATATTTTGCACGTTGTTCGCGCAAAACGCGCGTATTTAGCAAAAAGTCAGCGTAAATTTCAACGATTCAGCGCAAATGCTAAATTTTTTGCGCATTTTTGCGCGATTAAATGTGCTTGACGAAATACAATCAACGGTTGTATAATGCGGTTGTGAAAAAGTTTACTGTTTCTTGCGATATATAACTTCAAGGCCGTAATCCGGATGATAAGACCAAGAGACCGTTACCTTGTCAAACTCTTCTAGTTGACGCCCATCGATGGCGCGAGTCTTCAACATTTCTTGATAAATCCAGTCCGGAAGGCCAAAAAATTTGTTGAACTTCTGGATTTCATTGAGTGCACTATCTTGAGACAGAGACCCGCCAGAGATGTTTGACGGATTTGTGTCGATCATGAGGTAAGACTCGTCATCGGCCAGCGTGACGGTCGTGTTTGTATAAAGATCGCTGAACAACTTGAAATTTGGTTCAACATTGTGGCTGTAGATGACCTCCCACAGGCAATCCTGAATCGAAGTATACTCTTTTTCTCCGTCAGATTTTTCCGCAACTCTTTCGGTGATCCAGATGATTGGCGTTCCATCATCAGCTGGAATCTGGACTTCGCCTTTAAGCGTAATGGCCTGATTCTCGAAAATTTCTCTGCAATATTCATACACGCCGTTTCTGACGGCGGCATACCATCGCTGCCCATCGTCAGAAACCACAGAAAAGCACTTAAAATCCCACTTGTTGCCTTTGTATGTGTCAAGGTATGTATAGTAGTAGTTGAAATCCGGGATTCCTGAGAACTCAATGTACGAGCCTTTTTTATATTGAGTCTCCGCCGCAAAGGCTGTCGTGGCAAAAGGGATGGACAACGCCGCAGCCAGCCCCAATGCAAGAAATATTCTTCTTTTCATGATTTATACCTCACATATACAAAAATAGGCAGCCAACCAGCCGCCGTAAAACTAAGTTATCAACGAACTTTGCCAAAGGAGGAAAATAAAGTGCAAGAAAATAGCACAAAATTGATGAAAGAAACCACAGAATGTGTTATACTTGAGAAAATCAAGCTTGCACTTTCCCTTGGTATCGACGTGGATAAACTTTTAGAGGAGGCCAAATATGCCGCGTGTTGAGTTTTTGCTCTGTCTGCTTCTCATTCCGGAAATAGTCATCGCAGCCATTCTGATCTGGGAGTTCTTCGACGCAAACAACTTTGCACTTTTTAAGAAAACGGTAAAGGTGAGCGATGTCCCCGTCAACCTGGCCCATGAAAGCAACAAGATGTTTCAAGTCGAGACAATCCATACCGGCGTGACCCTTGCAGACATCTGCGAGCTTTGTCCTAGATCCTTTTTCCGGGTGAAGGACGGAAAGGGAGGGTATATCCGTATCGACACGACAAAGGCAAAAGGCCAGAAACTGGAATACTACCGGACAGTGTACATCAAAAAGGTAAATGCCAAAAACTACGAGCTGGAAGCCGTAGACCCCTCGCTCCTTTGAGAGAGAAGAAGGGTTAAGAGAGCGGAGATGACCGCGATCGCAGCACTTTGAAGGAACTGCTTTCGCGAGATTCTCTGCTCTCTTTGCTGTTTCAGGAAGTAAGTTCTTCCCTTCGCGGTCAGAATCATGCACGGCACCACGACAGCACCGTTGTCTTTCTGCTGGACTTTGCGCTGTATCTCGACAAGACCATCCGAAACCATCAGATCTGCAAGCACCGGGGCATCCGCTTTGAACTTTTCTGCAAAGACGGGAGTCGGAGTGTCCGGCGCTGTCGGGCACTTCTCGTAAATATTAAGAAGAAAATTGAGCGCTTCTTCTTCCCGCTTCAGGTCAACCATTTTTCTTCAGTTTCTCAGCTATCGCTGCATCCAGCATACTATTAAATAGCGTGCGCGTAGGTTCATCCAGCTGCATAAGCTTTTCTGCAAAAGACTTTGCCTGTTCATCCAGCCCATCACCCTCCGGGGTGCTGGGCTTTTCTTTTTGCTCAGTTTCACCGGTGAGCTCCTCAGACGGAACATTAAAAAATGTGGCAATTTTTTCAATCGTCGCTTTTCTTGGTGCTGATCCATTGCTCCATCTGGTGACGACAGAGCGCTGAAAGCCCATTTCTTCCGCAACGGCTGACGGAGATTTCCCAATCTTGTTACAAAGGCGCACAAAGTTCAAGTAAAACAAAATGACACCTCCGTTTTTGTGCAAACATACAAAAGTGAACAAACGCAACAAAATGTCTTGACTGTTGCGTTTGTTTGCACTATACTGTTCTTGTTGGATGTAAACAAACGCAACACAAGAGACGCCTAAAACAAGAGGCATTTGCTTGTTAGCTATTAAGTACTTCGCACCTACATAATAGCACGTTTTGTGAACATTTGCAACAAGTATTTTGACACGGCGATAAGAAAAAATCTGCCTGTAGTCGCTTCACAGACAGACTTTTTACCGATTTGTCACCAGAACGCACCTGCACCCAGGCGGTAATGCAAACTTGCTCGTCTGCACATCTTTTTCGGGCATTTGCGCCGCAAAAGTAACGCCGGGGCTGCAAAAGCGACTTACAGTTCTATTGGTACGTCGCTCACTTTAGCGGGTCGGTTCCGCTGAATTTTTCAGCCTTAGGCATTGCGCACTTGCTCGTGTCTGGAACAGGCTGGTTCAAAAAGTCCTTCAATTTGCATCGAACTTCCTTTCTTGCCAGTATCTAAGGCTTGAACAGTATAACAAATCGGTGCGCCGTTGTCAATTTATTAACACATAACAGGGAGGTGGAAGAGTGCCTGAACCGTGGACTGGCCGCCTGATTGGCCGAATGCACAATAACGAGGTCACGCTGGATCAGCTTGCAGAACGTCTGGGGTGGACAAAGAGCTATTGCTCGATGATCCTGAACAGCAAGCGCAAGCCCAGCGGCATCCGCGAGAAGATGGAAGCCGCAGTCAGCGAACTGATCAAAGAAAAGGAGGCCAAAGCATGAACAACCTTATACCCATCAGCTACGAAAACCCGGAGCGCCCCACGGTGAGTGGCCGGGAGCTGCACGAGTTTTTGCAGGTCAAGACGGCCTATAAGGACTGGTTTCCCCGCATGGTGGAGTACGGCTTCACCGAGGGTGAGGATTTCAACCCGCTCAAAATTGAGCGGGTTCAGGACGAGGGCGGGCGCAAAGTCAGCCGAACACTCGATGACCACCAACTCACCATCCCAATGGCCAAAGAGCTCTGCATGATCCAGCGCAACGAGCGTGGCAAGCAGGCCCGGCAGTATTTCTTGGCCGTGGAGGCGCAGTGGAACAGCCCGGAAGCGGTCATGCGCCGTGCGGTGCTTATTGCAGACCGCAAAGTGAAAGAGCTGCAAAGCGTGAACCGCAGCCTGCTGGCCGAGAACAACGACCTGAAGCCGGATGCAGAGTATGCCCGGGCGGTGTGCGTGGGCAAGAACTGCCGCACCACTACCACCCTTGCCAAGGATTACGGCCTGAGCGCCGAGAAACTCAACAGAATCCTTCACGGCCTGAAGATCCAGTACAAGACCAGCGACGGCCAGTGGGTGCTATACGCCAAGTATTGCGGCAAGGGCTACACCAAAAACCGCAAATCCACGCCGTTCCAGCACAAGAGCACCGGCGAGTGGGACACCAAGAACACCACCGTATGGACGGAAGCGGGTCAGCGGTTCATTTATGAGCAGCTCAAGGCCGTGGGAATGCTGCCCAGCGTGGAGCGCAGGCAGAGCGTGGAGCAGATGGAGCTTGCCGCCCGGCAGCACAACCAGGACGGCGTGAAGGTGTTTAAGGAGGCGTGAACGATGAAAAAGGAAACGCTGAAACCGTGCCCTTTCTGCGGGCAGGAGCATACGACCATCACTGAATCTAATACTGAGGGCATTCGGATTAGATGTCCGAAATGCAATATCACATTTACCCGCGATTTTTATGAACATCGTGGGGAACTTGGAAGGCAACGAACTATTGAAGCGTGGAATACTCGCCCTGAATAACCCCACCTGATGATGACCTCCGGCAATGGTCGAAACCACCCGGCAGCCAGCCGGGCAAGGTCGAAAGCCGGTGCGACTATGAAGGCGACCAGCTTCAGGTTGTGATTGACGGTGTGACCTATCTGGTTCATTCGTCCAATGTTGTGCTGAGACATTGATAGAAAGGAGGACGCCATGCAGAAGCCGAGCCTTACGATAGGCGAATGCGTCCAGATTCTTCGGGACAACAACATCTCAAAGACTGAAAAGGTCTTGGGAGCGCAGATCCAGGCGGGGCTGTTTACCAGCTGGGCGATTCCTTCCGTAGGAACAAAAGAGCCCTGCCCGGACATCTCCCGCGCCGGTTTTATGGCGTGGGTGAAGGACTTTTACAAGCTCGAAAAGGTTTATACAAAGGAGGAACCAAGAGAATGAGACTCAAATCGTTTGTCTCCACCGGCACGGTAGGTCTGCTGGCCATTATCGGCGCGGCGCAGGTATGGCGCTGGGCCTGCTCTTTGATGGCCGTTGCGCTGGCTTGCTGGGGTGGCTGGGACATCGCCGAGGCTGCACATGTCGCGCCTTGGATTATTGTTGCATCCACTGCCGGGCTGGCGATGTCGTTTTATGGGATGTATGAGGACAACAAACGGTATAAGCGCAGCGGTTACAGCAAAATCGTCCGCAACCATGCCCGGAACCCGGAGTATCCGCAGGATGAGGAGAAGGGCGCATGAAGCTGGAAGAGTTGATTCGGCAGCAGGCCGAAGAGCACCTGAAAACAGCCACACGGCTTGCAACGGAGTCCGCGCTCACGGGAGACATCTGGCTGCGGGTCATCTGCCGGGAAAAATCAGAGGTCTATAGCGCGGCGGCAGATGGGCTGCTCACAGCCCTCCACGATGCGGAGGACGTTGCACATGGCTGATTACATCCACTATGTCACATGGTACACCGTATACAGCGCCAAGACTGGTGAGGTGGTGGCAGCGGGAACGTCCGCCATGTGCGCTGCTAAGCTTGGATACAAGACCGCCAACAGCTTTGTGTCTTCCGTTGGACACCGACGCCATGAAAAAAAGCATCCGCACAAGTACATTTTTGAGCAGGAGCGCATTGATCGTGCGGAGGTCGACTGTCTCCCTCCGCTTCGCCGTTACTGCAAAAAGAAAGGCCAGTATGCGAAAAGGAAGCAGGAATATGAACGGTAGATATATGCGAGCCGCAGAGATTCGCTGGAATAAGCGACAGCCGGAACGGTTGCGGCACATCCATCGGAATGAAGCTCAAAAACAGCAGGCTTCATTCTGCTGCCATGCTTACCATAAAGGGGATCCTGGCAGATGCGATAAACTGGTTTTTGCCGGTTTTGACCCCGTGTTATCAAGTGTGCAGGCTCAGCGTTGGGCGGACGAAAACTGGCCGCTTTATGACCATGTCGACGTCTTGGATTCTTCGGGCCGCAAGATTTACGGGAGGTGATACACATGAGTCAGACGTTAGCCCGCAGAGCGCGAATCAAAGACCTGTCCAACAAGGCCGAGGGCATTTTTCAGTACGTCGGGAACGACAATGTGCTGTTCCGACTCATCAGCGCCGGCAACAAGCTCACCAGCGACGTCAACTATGCTGTGGCTCTGTTCACCGGCTTCGCCCGCAGCCATCAGCTGGGCAGTCAGGAGACCCGCCGCACAATCGACTCGATTTATCGCCGGGTCGGTGAGCTCATGTGCCTCATCGACATCGTTCATGCCGCTGCTGGCGAGGAAATCATGCCTGAACCGTATGAATCCATAGATTTTTGTTATATGACCGAGTACCGCACCATGCTACGGGAGGCCGTCATTCGTGGGATGCCGGACAACTACAAAGGCCCAGCGCAGAACCCCTGCACTGTCAGCCTTGTGCAGCCGGGCGTTGGCTACGGCGATGGTTACACACCGGACGAGTACGATGACGATTTCTTTGCCCGTTTCACTCGCCAGGAAGAACCCCGGGACCGGAAGCTCGTCTTCCGTTGCACCAAATCCGAGCTTGACGCCATCAAGCGTTATGCAAATATCATCGATATTAAATTTACCGAGGAGGATATTCACCATGCCTGAGAAAATGAACCAGACCCCTATCGAGATGCTTGACCAACATGTCACCCCGCCCGCAGAGATGCCCGCACCTGCTGCACCTGCCACCCCTGCCCGTCAGAGCTACGCCGAGAAGGTGCATGGCCTGACCATTGACGAGCGCAACTGGATGCTTGCAAAGTCCAAAGCCGCCGCGATGGCACAGCTGCCCGAAGGTTTTCTGCCTCAGACCTACACTGGCAATCCCGGCGCGTGTGCCATCGCCTGCGAGATGGCCCTTCGCATGGGCGTTTCTCACCTCTTCGTCATGCAGAACCTTTACGTCGTCCATGGTATGCCCACATGGAGCGGCAAGAGCTGCAAGGCCCTCATCGACAACAGCGGCCAGTTTGCAGGCCGCACCCGCTACCGCATGGAGGGCGAAGAAGGCACCGACAACTGGGGCTGCCGCCTGATCGGCGTGGACAAGCTCACCGGCGAAAAGGTCGAAGGTCCGAAAGTCACGGTCAAGATGGCAAAGGATGCCGGGTGGTGGAACAAGAATGGCAGCTACTGGCCCAAAATGACCGAAATGATGCTCAAGTACCGCGCCGCCGCTTACTTTGCCCGCGCCGAGTGTCCGGAGGTCCTGATGGGCGCCAACATCGACTACGAGGTAGGCGCTGGCGACGCCGAGGAAGAGGGTGCGGCCCATGCTTAATGTTGTTGCGCTGATGGGCCGTCTGGTCTACGACCCGGAGCTCAAGACCACCCAGAACGGCACCAACGTGTGCAGCTTCCGCATCGCAGTTGACCGCAGCTTTACCCGGCAGGGCGAAGAGCGCAAGGCCGATTTTATCGACGTCACCGCGTGGCGGCAGACCGCCGAGTTCGTCTCCAAGTATTTCCAGAAGGGCAGCATGATCGCCATCGAAGGCAGCTTGCAGACCCGTCAGTACCAGGACAAGAACGGCAACAACCGCACAGCTACCGAGGTTCTTGCGTCGCAGGTGAGCTTTTGCGGCGGAAAGGCCGCAGAGAAGCCCGCTGTGCGCGATTTCGACCAGCAGACGGAAAATCATGTGCGCGAAGCAAACACCGCTCACAGCGCCCCGCAGAAGTCTCAGAACGTACCGGAGTATTCGCAGGGCAGCGCAGACGACTTCTCGGTCATCGACGACAGCGAAGACCTCCCGTTCTAAGCCGAGAGCTGTGCTATCTGGCTATACGGGCGTGCAAAGGAGGTGATTGAGTGGCACAGGACGATAAAAAGTCATTTGTGGCGTATCTGAGCTGGTTCGACGCGTTAGAAGAATACTCCGACGCAGAGGTTGGGCAGTTGATGCGAGCTCTTGCACGGTATGCCAAAACCGGAGAAGAGCCCGAATTTTTAGACCGCGGGATGCGGGGCAACTGGAAATTTATGTGCAGCGACGTAAAACGGGCGTCTGAAAAATGGGATGAAACCCGCAAGAAACGCAGCAACGCCGGAAAACGCGGTATGGCAAAGCGCTGGGGAAAGCCTGAAGACATAACAAAAATAACAAACGATAACAATGTTAATGACGACATAACAAAAATAACTGTAGATGTAAATGGAGATGTAGATGTAGATGGGGATGTAGATGTAGATGTTGTAAAGCGCGATAACACCGCCGCCGTTGATATGGAGTTATCAAAAATCGTCCAGCATTACCAGCGGGCTATCGGTGACTTCCCGCGTTCGGCACTGGAAAAACTGCAAAAATGGCGGCAGGAGTACAGCACGGAGATGATTTTGCTGGCGATCGACAAGGCTGCAGAGGCCGGGAAGCGCTCGTGGAACTACATCAACGGCATCCTGTCTGGCTGGCAGCGGGACGGGATACGCACCCCGGGGGACGTGGCAGCGAATGAGCAGCGCAGACAAGAGCAGCCTCGCGGGAAACAAGCCACAGAAAGCACCGCAGAAGCATACGCAAATATTTTCAAGGGGGTGAAACCGTGACAGTGGAGATGATGACAAAGCTCCTTGCGGACGCTGAGGCCTATTTTGGACGGCCTCAGCCCGCAGAGAACCGCGCAAGCATCGCGGAGATCTGGGCGAACTCATCGCTCAAGGATGTGCCGGATAAGATGGCCTATAAGACATTCCACGAGGTGATTTCGGAGTGCAGCTGGCAGAGCCAGCTTCTCCCGGCGTGGAAAAAGGCCGTCGAAAAGGCCCAGGGTGAGCAGATGCTGGCGAAGCACTGCCTTGCTGCCCGCACCCGGATGCTCAAGTCCAGGAAAGAAAGAAAGCTTCTTGGGCAGGCAAACCAGAACGGAGGACGAAATGCCTAGATACAAAGTCATCGTAGAGTGCAGCGGCCCGCACGGGAACGCGGCGCTTACATACCGCATCAACGCCGCGAGTCAGTTTGCGGCAGAGTTCAGGGCCTGCCAGCTGGCGGGCGACCATTACCCCGAGTATCGGGACATCAAGCCGGTGAGGACGGAGGTGCTGAAAAATGGATGAAGTGAGGTTAATTGACGCGAACGCTTTGCACAAGCGCATTGAAATGAACCTTCGTGCCAGCAATCCGTTCACTATTGGAGAATGCTGCTATAAGGATGCCCTGAACAGCGTGGACGAGGCGCCCACCATTGACCCGGAAACACTGCGGCCAACATGGCGCGACCCTGAAAAGAACCCTCCGGAGGTCGAAACCGAAGTGCTGGTGCTGGTTGACTGTGGGAAAGGATACTGCATCACAACGGCCTTTTATGAGGACGGAACTGTTTCTCAGTACGAAAGCCTCTGGCAGTGGGAAGGTGTCGATGATTACGGCATTTATGACGAAGAAGAGGACTTGTATAGGCTCCCGAAAGGCTGGTGGGAATACCGCCACTTTACCCCGGATGATGTACTGGAATGCCCGATAGATAAGCCGGTTGTGGGCTGGATGCCGCTGCCGGAGAAGGTGCTGAAAAATGACGATGACTCCGTGTAAAGACTGCCCTGCACGGCACCCGGTATGCCACGACACATGCCCCAAGTACGCCGAGTTTAAGCGCCAGCGCGGCGCAGAAGCCGCTTACACCAGAGAGATGCTGGACACAGGCAAGGTCTACCACTACGACCACGAGGACCGCCACCGGGAACGTGGCCGCAAGAAGTACATGGGAGCGAACGGAGGAGCGGACAGATGAAACCAAAAACCAAATCTGAGCTGATGGCCGAGTGGGCCAGCCAGCCCGACCAGCTCAAAAGGGAGCGGGAGGTCAAGGCCGTCCGCAAGGCGATGGACGATGCCCGCGCCGTGATGCAGGACGGGCTGACCCGGTACGTCAAGAAAAAGACCAAAGCCCGCAGCATGGCAAAGGCTGAAGCTGACCCATTTGCTGAGCTGGAAGGCTGGGAAAGCATGGAGCAGATCCAGGATGCCTACGGCTATGGCGACATCACCGCAGACAGGCGGGACAAGCTCACCGACCTTTTGGAAGCCCGGGAAGCTGCCAGGAACAGCCGCAAGGGCGCGGACAAGTACCACGACCTTGTGACGGAGATGCTGGAAACGGCCATCCGCCGGGTGGGCAATGAGTACGCAGATATGCTGTTTGAGTATGACCAGCAACGCAGGGAAGCTGAAAAGCAGTGCGAGCAGCTGGCAATGGAAGGAATGATGAAAAAATGAAGGCTGTTCTGATAAGCATCAAACCTAACTGGTGCAAGCTGATTTGGAGCGGGATGAAAACCGTGGAGGTGCGCAAGACCCGCCCGAAGCTGGAAACGCCCTTCAAGGTATACATCTACTGCACAGGTGCCGGGGTCTGGTGGCAAAGATTTCCAAAGACCGGGTTGCAGGGGATGGAAGAGCGCGTCATCGGTACAGTTGTCTGCGATAAAATCGACCGATTGACACATATTGGAGCAACGGGCAGCAGAGAGCCTGCCAAGCTGTATATCGGAACTCCTGATTTAGAGTATGAATATGCTGACGAGTTGCTTCGAGCGGCCTGTTTGACCGAAGCGGAGGCCGAAAAATATCTCAAGGGCGGTGACGGATACGGCTGGCACATTTCTGACCTGAAAATTTGGGACGAGCCTGTAAGGCTTAAAAATTTCTGGGGCATGAAGCCTTGCAGGCATGGTGGCGACTGTTGCACTTGCCTGCAATGGGACAACATGAAGGAAGAGTGCTGTGCATCCCGATACATTTCACGCCCTCCGCAAAGCTGGTGTTACATGGAGGACAGTGAATGAAGCTGACCCTCTACGGTGACCCGCGCACAAAGAAAAACTCCGCCCGCATCCTCAAAAGCCGCTCAGGCGGGCGCTTTGTGGCACCTAGCAAGGCCTACGTGGATTATGAGACCGGATGCCTGCGGCAAATCAAAAGGCCGCACAGCCCCATCTCTGCCCGCGTGAACGTGAGGTGCGTGTACTACATGAAGACCGCCCGACGGGTCGATCTGGCAAACCTCATCGAGGCGACCACGGACATTCTGGTAAAAGCCCGCGTGCTGGAGGACGACAACAGCAAAATCGTCGCCGCCCACGATGGCAGCAGGGTGGACTATGACAAGCAAAATCCCCGGGCGGAAATCTGGATCGAAGAAATGGAGGAGTAAAATGAATATTTGGCTTTCTGCATTATATTCGCTTGGCATACTTGGCACGGGCGCGATTATTTTTGCGTTGGGTGCACGTTTTATTAAATGGGCGGTTGAAAGCGAACACATGGTATTTTTGTGGCTGGTTGCGCTTATCGTGTGCTGGATCATGCTCGCAATATGCATTTACGTCGAAGGAGGCGCTGTATGAGCCGCACATGGATACCTGAAAGTGACACACCAAAGCCTGACATTGGCGTGGACTACCGCACCGTCAAGGCGTGGTTTCAACAGTGCCGCGACCTTGCGGCAGCTATCGAAGTCCAGAAGCAAAAAATACAGCGTATCAGGGACGTGGCCGAAAAATGCACCCAGAGCCTGAGCGGGATGCCCGCGGGTGGTGGCAATGGGGACAAGGTGGGCTTCGCTGTAGAGCGGCTGGACACCGAGCGCCGACAGCTTCAGAGGATGGAGACGGACTTGTGTAATCTACGTGTCGAGGCCACCCGGCGGGCATACTGCCTGATAGCCGAGCCGGAATGCGCCGAAGCGATTTGCGAGCACTATGTCATGGGCAAGTCTCACAAGGAAATCGCAAAAGAAGTCGGCGTGTGCGGGGCAGATGTGGTCTACCGGCGAATCAAACGCGGATGTATGGCCCTGGCCGAGATATGGGACGAGTTTTCTGACGTGCAAAGTGTACAACATGCACAAGAAAACACAGCGTGATTTTGGGAGGGATCAGCTCTTTTCAAGTCTGCAAGCTTGGATGTAAAATTCTAATAAGCGGTTCAGCGCTAAGCGGTAGCCGCTTGCCACGCAGCCTCCAGAACGGTCCCTTCCTTGTGACAGGTTTTCATGCTTTCCTGTTCTCCTTCACCGTTTTGCGGGCTGCTTCTATGCGATACACTGACACAAAGGCAGCTTGTCGCTCACGAGAGACAAGAGGCGGTTCGATTCCGCCGTATCGCACCGTATGGCGAATGGACTCATCCCCCACAAAGCTGCACGCTTAACCTCCCGTGCCACGAGAGAAAGCTTTGAATCCCTGAGGGTGTGGGTAGACTTCCCGACGGGATGTGCGTCAAACAACAGCCCTGGCAGAGAACCAGGGCTGTTTTATATGGCCGCCTGAGCGCAGTACAAAGCGCGTGTCAGCTGAGATATTGCTGGCTGGTTCGAGTCCAAGGGCGGTGTTTTATACTCCGGTAGCTCAAGTGGTAGAGCGGCGGTCTCCAAAACCGCATGTTGCAGGTTCGAGCCCTGCCGGGAGTGCTTGCATGATCTGACGAGAGCGGGGAGTGCAATAGCGGAGCATCCAGCCGCGAAAGTTCTGGGCGCAGAGGCTTTGCACCCGACAAGCAAGGCCTATTATTTTGATATTCTGACCGTTCGGATTTTCCGGGCGGTTTTTCTTTTGCATGAGTTTAGAGAGGTGGTGGCGGTGGGCGCACGACGGCTGACAGATAAGCAAAAAAAGAAGATTGTTGCGGACTATGTGCAGCTCCAGAGCTACCGTGCAACCGCAAAACTGAATGACGTTTCGGATGCGACCGTTAAGAAAGTTGTGAAGGAGGACCCGGAGAGTGCGCGCTTGTGTGCACAAAAAAAGCGGGAAAACTCGAAGGACATGCTTTCTTACATGGAGAGCAAGCAAGGAGAAGCACAAGAGCTTCTCGGGCTGTACTTGAAAGCGATGGCTGACCCGGACAAGATCGCGGAAGCAACACTGCCACAGCTTTCCACGGCCTTTGGCACAATCGTGGACAAGTTTGCCATGCTGGGAGATCAAAGCAGCATAGAAGTCCCGGACGATGGGCTTGTGGAGGCACTGAGCGCCGCCGCTGACCTCAGCCCGCCGGATGACGTGGAAATGCTGCCGGAGGAAGAGGACGACCATGCGGAAAAGTAACGGTTTTCGCTGGAAAGCCCTCAGCCAGCGGCAAAAGCAGGTCCTGAGCTGGTGGACACCGCAGAGCGCATACAGCAGCTACAACGGCATCATTGCTGATGGAGCTATTCGCTCGGGCAAGACCTTTGCCATGAGCTTCTCTTTTGTCCAGTGGGCCATGACCTGCTACAGCGGGCAGCAGTTTGCCATGTGCGGCAAAACCATTGCCAGCTTCAGGCGCAACGTGCTGGGGACGCTCAAGCAGCAGCTTGCAGCCCGTGGCTACAACGTCAAGGAGCACCGGGCGGAAAACTGCATGACCGTCAGCAAGGGCGGCAAAGCCAACGAGTTTTACTTTTTCGGCGGCAAAGACGAGAGCAGTCAGGACCTGATCCAGGGCATCACCCTCGCCGGGGCTTTCTTTGACGAGGTGGCCCTGATGCCGCAGAGCTTCGTCAATCAGGCCACAGCCCGCTGCTCTGTCACCGGGTCAAAGTTCTGGTTCAACTGCAACCCGGGCAGCCCACAGCACTGGTTCTATCTAGAGTGGGTGCGGAAATGCCGCTCCCGCAAGATGATGTATCTCCACTTTACGATGGATGACAACTTGTCGCTTTCCGAGGACATCAAGGCCAGATACCGCAGCCAGTACAGCGGAGTTTTCTACCAGCGCTACATTCTGGGACTGTGGACGGTGGCAGAGGGCCTTGTCTACGATATGTTCGACCCGAAAAAACACGTCATTGACGTGCTGCCCGAGCTGTCCCCGAAGAGCGCCTATGTGGCGTGTGACTTTGGCACCCAGAACGCAACGGTGTTCCTGCTGCTCCAAAAGAAGGCCGAGGAAGACTGCTGGATCGTCACCCGGGAGTACTACTACAGCGGGCGAGAGCAGAAGCGGCAAAAGACCGTGGGTGAGTATGTGGCAGACCTCAAGGCGTGGCTGGATGGCCTAAAACCGGAGCGGGTCATCGTAGACCCCTCGGCCTTGCCCCTGATCACAGAGCTGCGCAAGAACGGCTTTACCCAGACTCCCGCAAACAACGACGTTCTGAGCGGTATTCTGGACGTGCAGACCATGCTGCAGACCGGGCGGCTGAAAATATACAAAGACTGCAAGCACACGCTGGAAGAGTTCGGCGTGTACGCTTGGGACCCGGATAAAGACGACGCCGTGCTAAAGGTCAACGACCACTGCATGGACGCTATCCGCTATTTCGTGCGCACAAAGCGCCTTGTGAAACTGAGGGATTGATTTTGAGCACTGTATACACATTCCAGACCTTCCAGCAGGCGCAAGCCGCCGGGGAACAGCCTGATTTCATCCGGCGCTTCGTGCAGCAGCACTGCGCTTCCAAGCCCTACAAGATGGCTCTGGACGCCGACCTGTACGATGCCCAGAAAAACCCGGGGGCTGAACGCTTCGCGCAGGCCTACGCTTTGATGCTGCAACGCCTATCCAAAAACACCAAGCAGGACACCCCACACCCCGATATGGTCAAGAGTAATCTTTTCCGGCGGCTCAACAAGCAGCGGGCGACCTACTCCCTGGGCAACGGCGTCACCTTCGCGGATAAGGACGTGGACAAAGAAAAACTGGGGGCTGAGTTTGACGAGCAGATCCAGAAAGCCGGATATTTCGCCCTGATCCACGGTGAGAGCTTCGGATTCTGGAACAACGACCATCTGGTGATTTTCAAGCTGACCGAGTTCGCGCCCCTGTACGATGAAAAAACAGGCCTTTTGCAGGCGGGTGTGCGCTTTTGGCGGTTGAACCCGGACACGGATATGCACTATATCCTGTACGAGCTGGACGGCTTTACCGAGTATACGGAAAGCAAAATCGGCAATGTGATGCAGGAGACAACGCCGAAGCAGGCATACAAGAGCGTGACCGTCACCACACCCGGCGGCGGGCTGGAAAGTGTGGAGGGCGAAAACTACAGCGCTCTTCCCATTGTGCCGCTGTGGGGCTCCGACCTGCACCAGAGCACCCTTGTGGGGCTGAAAGCTTACATTGACAACACCGATCTGGTGATGTCCGGCTTCTGCAATGACTTGCAAGACTTTTCGCAGATCTACTGGCTGTGCGAGAACTTCAACGGCATGACCGATGGCGAGCTGCAGGAGTTTCTTGTCAAGCTGAATCTGTACCACATTGCAGGCGCAGACACTAGCGAGGGCGGCAAGATCACCCCCTATACCACCGAGATTCCTGTGACGGCCCGGCAGGCTCTTTTGGAGCTGCTCCACACTCGGGTGTATGAGGACTTCGGCGGGCTGGATGTGCATTGTGTCAGCGCGGACAGTACCAACGACCATTTGGATGCGGCCTATGAACCGCTGAACCAGAACGCGGACGACTTCGAGGCGCAAGTCAAGCCTTTCATCCGGCAGATCTGCGCACTGGCTGGCTTTGACAACGCTATGCCGACATTCAACCGCAGCAAGATCACCAACACAGCTGAGCAGGTCGCAACGGTGATTTCTGAGGCACCCATTATCGGGCAAGACATGGCCATCGACTTGCTGCCCAACCTGACCCCGGAGCAAAAGGAAAAGGCTCGGGCGTCCCTGATGGCTGAGAGTGCAGAGCGGGAGACCGTGGACGAGGAGGAAGACACCGATGAAAAAAAACAGAAAAATTTATGATCCTCTGGGAAGATTGATCGATGTGATGCTTTTCGTCGCTGATTTTGCCATTGTGGCTGGGTGCTTTCTGGCCGTTGCGCAGGCGATTGGCTTATGACCGACCGTGACCGCATTTCCACCCGCCAGCTGAACCGCCTGCGCCGCCGCATCCTCCGGGTATACGGCACCGCCCGCCGGGAGATGCAGGAGCAGCTCACCGAGTTTCTGGCAAAGTACAAAGCGCTGGACGAACGCAAGCGGGCGCAGCTGGATTCAGGCGAGATCACCGAAGAGGATTACCGCATCTGGCTGCAAAATCAGGTCTTTCAGTCCGATTTGATGCGTCAGAAGCTGGACGGCATCACGCAGACCTGCACCACAGCCCAAGAAACGGCCTACAAGCTGGCCCGGGACGAGCAATACAACATCTTTTCCTTTGGCGCAAACTGGGCTTTCTACGAGCTGGAGCAGGCCGCAGGCGTGACGTTTGGGCTGACCCTGTACAACACCGAGGCAGTCAAGCTGCTGCTCAAAGAAAACCCCAAGCTGGTGCCAAACAAGCGCATCAAGAGCGAGAGCAACCGCACCTATGACGCCCGGGTATTCAATCGCTACGTCATGCAGGGTATCGTGCAGGGCAAGAGTGTCCACGACATCGCCGTGCAGGCCGTAAACGGCATGGCAGACACGGAGATTCACTGGGCCATGAATAACGCCATCACGGCACTCACAGGCGCTCAGAACGCCGGGGCATTGCAGCAGATGCACAACGCCCAGGCTTTGGGCATCGAGGTCAAAAAGCGCTGGAACTCCACCCACGACTACCGCACCCGTGAGATGCACCGCCTGCTGGATCAGGAGACCGCAGACCTTGACGAGCCGTTTAAGGTGCAGGGCTACGAGATCATGTACCCGGGAGACCCCAACGCCGCCCCGGAGATGGTCTATCACTGCCGGTGCAAATTAACCAGCGCGTTGGTCAAGTACCCGAGACAGACCGCAGCCCGGCGGGATAACGTTACAAAAGCTGTCACATCTGACCTGACCTATACCGAGTGGTACAAAGCCAAAGGCGGCACAGAAGCCGAACAGATGTGGTGGGCAAAAGAGCGAAAACGCAGAAAGGAGAGCGCAAAGCATGAAAAATAAGAAGTTTGGGATTGTCGTAATCAACGATGACTTTTTCTTGAACTTTTGCCGTGATTTTAAGCCCCCGTGTGGTTACATTAAGCCTAAACACGCGCGGCCTTCCTACGGAAATGGCGCAAAGCCGCATGAAGCGCACAAACGCCTTATTAGGACAATGGAAGGATTTAGAAAATGAATGTCTTAATGTCAGATGCCGATTATGCGCCGTGGCTTATGGATGCGCTCAAGCTGATTGAAGAAGAGAAGGTCAAAAAACTTGCAGTAGTAGGCATTACTGCCAAAGGTGAGGTCATGACCGGTTATTATCACATGGAAATGTCCGATAAAGCTCTTGTTTCTGCTCATATGCAGGCTGACGCTGTACTGGATTCGGTTTGTTCCAACGGAGAGCTGATCCAAAGACGTTGGGCAGAGCAGGAGGAAGAAGGGGAAGAACCGTGATTCTGCCGATGGAAAACACCGAAAGATGCGTTTTTGCTGGAACAGGCAAATATGACATTCCAGTCATTCAGCCTGAAACAGACATCCGCATTGACAAATTGACGTGGATTCCTATCAACTATGCGTTGACGGCCAAAGACAAAGCCACAAAAGGCGTTCATTTTTACAAGGATGATTACCAATTTGAACGGTTTTGGAACAATCCAGACAAGTACATCCCTCTTTTGCAGCAGTTCGGCGCGGTATGTTCTCCGGATTTTTCTATTTACAATGATATGCCGTTTGCCGTGAATCTTTTTATGCATTATAAAAAGCACTGGTTGGCGGCGTACTGGCAGGCACACGGTATTCATGTCATCCCGACAATCCGAACTTGTGGAGTGGAGAGCTGGGATTGGTGTTTTGATGGTGAGCCAAGAAATGCCATTATAAGCATTTCTAGTCACGGCACACAGTCTGACCCATACGAGGCTGAATGCTTTGCAAAACACTTCCAGAAAACGCTCGAAGTTTTACAGCCAAGTGAAATTTTGTGGTATGGGAAATGTCCTTCGGAATTTGACTGGAACGTCACAAAAATAAAACCATTTGAGTTTGAAAGGAGCGGTTTTCATGCCTAAAAGTGACTCCGGAAACAATAACAAACGCGGCGGAAAAGCCAGCAAAGACGGCACTATCACGGGGGGGGGGGGCAGCCCAAAACAATCGAGGCCCGCTACATTGAGGGCCGTGGATGGCAGCGGGGCCGCTATGACACCGAAGTGCTGGAAGCAACGACAGACGGAAAGGGCAATTTGACGTTCGGGTATGCACAGCCAGACACAAAAGAAAAGACCGCGAAAACCAACAAAACCAACTATCTGACGTACAATGTTCAGGCGGGCGCTGTTGATGGAAAGTCTTTCGGCATCAACTGGGACAAGGTACAGTCTATCAGCGGCCAGACTTACAGTATGCGCGCAGAAGCAAAAGAACACGGCCTTTCTTGGGACGGCGCCACAAAATCGTGGAAGCGTAAGAAACAGCCATGAAATTTGAATACGACATCAAATTCACAGACAACACCCCGCAGCTGCATGAGGCTCTGGATTCATGGGCGGAGCGGGTGCTTACCATCTGGGGCATGAAGGTGCAGGACTACGCCCAGCTGCTTGTGCCCACCGGCACGGCAGACAGCACCGGCATTGAGGGCTACGTGGGCGGTGCGCTCAAGCAGAGCCTGACCTATGCCGTAGACCTTGCAAAAAAGACCGTGACCATCGGGTCGAACCTGTTTTACAGCGTCTATGTAGAGCTGGGAACGGGTATCTTTGCCGAGAAAGGCAACGGACGCAAAACGCCGTGGGTCTGGAAAGACTTCAACGGCAAGTGGCACTTTACCCGGGGCATGAAAGCCCGTCCGTTCCTCCGCCCGGCGGTGGAGGACCACATTGACGAGCTGCGGCAGATCGCCGTAGAGGAAGGAAACAAGGAGGCGTAATTTATGAATTTGGAGAAAATGTTCAAAACACCAAAAGAAAAGTTCCTGCCCGATGATGTGAAAACTGCGCACTGCGAGGCAGAAGACCTTTTCCTTGAGCTTGCAACGCAGCTTGACGCACTTCCTGAAAGCCGAGAAAAAAGTCTGTGCATGACAAAATTACAGGAAGCGAAGTTTTGGGCGGTCGAATGTATCACCAAAGTTGCACGCAAAAACTAAATACTCAGCGGTTGGCGTACAGCGTCAGCCGCTTTTTTATGCCGCTTTAGCTCAGGTTGGCAGAGCGCCGGATTTGTAATCCGGGGGCCGTGGGTTCAAGCCCCACAGGCGGCACCACACCGGCAGCACGTCCGGCAAATAAACCTTATCGCCAAGCATGGCAGCCCGAGCATGGGCAGAAAGGACTATCACATGGCACTCAAAAGAGCTGACATCCGCACGATTCTGGAGAACCCCGAAACCTCCAACGATGACAAGGCCAAGGCCATTCTGGACGCCCTGCACAAGGAGACGGACGAACTCAAAGACCAGCTGGATGCAGAAAAAACAGCCCGCACACAGGCCGAAAAGGACCGGGATGCAGCCAATGGCGGCAAGCAGGCCGCTGAAAAGGCGCTGACCGACTACAAGGCCCAGCAGACCCAGAAGGACACCCGGGCCACGAAAGCAGCGGCATACAAGCAGCTGCTGAAGGACAATGGCGTGCTGGAAAAGCACTTTGACCGCGTTGTAAAAATGACCGGCGCGGACATTGATGCTTTGGAGCTGGACGAGAACGGCAAGGTCAAGGACGCAAAGAAGTTCATGGACAGCCAGAAAGACGTATGGGGCGACTTTGTGGCCACGACCACGACCACCGGCGCAAAGGTGGACACTCCGCCCACCAATACCGGCTCCAAAATGACCAAAGACCAAATTTTTGCGATCAAGGACGCTGGCGAACGCCAGGCGGCCATCGCAGCAAATGCCGACCTGTTCACAGGCGGCGGAAAGGACTAATACATGGCAGCAAAGGATAATCTGATCACCACTACCGAGATCACTGTCAACCCCCGAGAAATCGACTTCGTGACCCGCTTCCAGCGCAACTGGGAACACCTGCGGGAGATCATGGGCATCATGCGTCCCATCCGGATGCAGCCCGGCACCGTGCTCAAGAGCAAGTACGCTCAGGGTACGCTTCAGAGCGGCACCGTGGCAGAGGGCGAGGAGATCCCCTACAGCCAGTACACCGTCAAGGAGAAGGACTACGGCAAGATCACAATCGAAAAGTACGCCAAGGCCGTCTCCCTGGAGGCAATCCAGAACTATGGCTATGATGTGGCCGTACAGAAGACCGATGACGAGTTCCTGTTTGACCTGACCGCAAAGGTCACGGACAAGTTCTACAAATACCTGAACACCGGCAGCCTGAAGGGTACCCCCAAGACCTTCCAGATGGCTCTGGCCATGGCAAAGGGCAGCGTGGAGAACAAGTTCAAGAATATGCACCGCACCGTCACCGGCGTTGTGGGCTTTGCCAACGTCCTGGACGTGGCGGAGTACCTGGGCACTGCCCCGATCACCATCCAGAACCAGTACGGCTTCCAGTACATCAAGGATTTCATGGGCTACAACACCATCTTCCTGCTGTCTGACGGCGAGATCGCAAAGGGCAAGGTCATTGCCACCCCCGTGGACAACATCGTGATGTACTACGTTGACCCCTCTGACAGCGACTACGCCAAGGCTGGGCTGGTGTACACCACCGCAGGCGAGGCCAGCAACCTGATCGGCTTCCACACCCAGGGCAACTACACCACCGCCGTCTCTGAGAGCTTTGCCATCACCGGCGTGACCCTGTTTGCTGAGTATCTGGACGGCATCTCTGTCCAGACCATCACCCCGGGCGAGTGATCGCCCCTTTGTAAGGAGGACGCCCCATGACTGTACCGGAGCTGTGCGTCTACACGCACAATTTTTTTGACCGGGCAGACGCCCCCATTGCCGGAGAGTTTGCCTTTGAGCCGGATACCGTTCCCGCCGGGGTAGTGCCAGGGCAGTATTTCCTCGTGTGCGGATCCATCTTCAATGACGGCGTGCACAAGGCCGGGGACGGTGACCTCACCGCCGAGACCTTCACCGGGACGGTGCAGCCCATGCGCGTGCCGCCTGATTTTGTGGCGCTTGCTGAAAAAATCGACGCATACGATAAGGCGCTCCCGTCCGGCGGCGTGTATGTATCTCAGTCCTTCGGCGGCTGGTCCGGCACAATGGCTACAGGCACGGACGGCCTGCCTGCAGACGGCAAGACCCGCTATAAATCCGAGATCAATCAGTGGAGGAAGATGTGACATGGTCAATCCGTTCACTGCATCCACCGTGATGCAGAGCTTCACCCAAAAATACCGTTTCCAGACCCGCAGCTATGAGCCGGACGGTGTTGGCGGCTTTGTGTCCGGCTGGACAGACGGCCCCGAGTTTGAGGCCGTGGAGCGCCACGATACAACCGTGGAGGCTCAGGTTGCAGAGCAGGCGGCTACGGCGTCCACCTATACCCTGCTGGTCAACACCGGTGTGCCGCTGGCTTTCCCTGACTACGTCAAGCGGGTGAGCGACGGGCAGACCTTTCAGGTGACGAGCGCAGCCGATGAGGGCAATGCCCCGCCGGAATCCGGCATGGGCCTGCGGGCCGTGAAGTGCAAAAAGGCGGTGCTGCCGTGATGGGGCCGTCTGAGAGCATCAACCGGGCGCTGAACACGTTTTTCAACGGGTTTGGCATCCCGGGCTATCTGGAAGATAACATTCCTCCTGCCGCTTCACTGCCCTATCTGACCTATAAGCCCACCATCCCCGGCGGGTGGAACGAAACGACATCCTTCCACGCCCGGCTGTGGTATCCCAGCAAGGGCGGCAGGGCCCCCATTCTGCAAACAGAAGATACGATCAGTGCAGCTTTCCCAAGAGGCGGCTTAAAAATCGAGTGCGAGGGTGGCGCTATTCTTTTGGACAAAGACGATAAAGATTGGGCGCAGCCACTCGACAACCCGCCCGAGGGCTATCTGTGCGAATACCTCAATTTTGAGCTTACACGGCTTATCCCGTGAGAAAGGATTCTTTATGCCTGAAACTCTGGCAAAAAAGTTCGCGGTCAATGTGCTGACCCCGGATGCGTTCAAGAGCATCCCGAAAGGCTCCGGCAATCTGCTTTCCACATTTGAACTTTCCGCTCCCAAAATCGACAGCACCAATGTCGTATGTGCCTCGCAGGGCGGCGTGACCATCTCCTACAGCAACAGCATGGAGGATACGCTGGCCGACATCGACAACGCACCCACCAACACCAAGCAGGGCAATGAGGTCACCGGAACAACCGCCACCATCGCCTTTACCACTCCCAACGCAAGCCCCGACGTGCTCAAGCTGGCCATCGGCACGGCTGACATCGATGCGGACGACCCCACCCATGTGGTCCCCCGCATCGAGGCTGCCCTGAAGGACTACAGGGAGCTGTACTGGGTTGGCCCTATGATCGGCGGCGGCTTTCTGGTTTGCAAAATTTTCAACGCCCTTTCTTCCGGCGGCCTGAGCCTCAAGACGGCTCACCGCGGCGGCGGCTCCATGCAGATCACTCTCACCGGCTACGCCGACCTGGAAAATCCCACTCAGGCCCCCATGGAATTTTACTCGATCGTCAAGGCCCCGACCGGGGACTAAGGAGGACATATGCGCAATATCATCGATCTCGACGGCACCGAATACCTCAAGCGCACCTATGAGTGTGCGCAGGCTTATAAAAAGTACGTGGCAGACTCCGGCGTGATGGACATTCTGGGCCGCGAGCCGGAGCTGACCGGCACGGAGACGGACGCAGAGCGGCTGGAAAAGCGCCGGGCGCAGGCTGACAAAAACGCCGTGGACATGACCAGGCTGCTTTACACGGACAAGGCAGACCTCACCCTCGGCATCCTGCCCCTGTTCGTGGTGCTGGACAAGGGCGAGGAGCAGCCGCCTACCCGGGTGCTGGCCTCTGCCATGAGCCGGGCGCTCCTGGACGTGGACTTCATGGATTTTTTTCAGTCCTTGATGTGATCGGCGCGGACGGCTACCGGCGGCTGGTATCCACCATCCGGCTGGATATGCTCCGGCTGCTGGGCAAGCCGTACATCATGGAGCATATCCGCGCCGAGGTGCGCAGGCATCAGGAGGCGCAGCTTTTCCGGGACTATGTGGCCGACGCCATCGGGCAGTATCTCGGCATCCAGCCCCTTTACTCCGGGCTTGCATCCAAGCATTTCCCCCTGCTACACACCAAAGAAGACACCCGCACGGCGGAGCAGATTACCGCCGAAAATGCAAAAGCTCTGGCGGAGCTGTGCGGAGGAGGTGAAACGCCCTGAACATATTTAATCTGGAAGCGACTCTGTCGCTGGATGATTCCGCTTACCGGCAGAGCATCCAAAACGTGCAGAATAGCACCAAAAGAGTTGTCACGGAGCTGGGCTCCGAGTACAGCAAAGCAGCGCAGAAAGTCGCCGAGCTGACAAAGCGATACAACGAATCGGCTGAAAAGACCGGGCGCACCTCTGCGCAGACCAAGGAGCTGAAAGCCGCTCTGGCCTCTGCCCGAGCCGAACTGAAAGAGACCACTTCGGCTCTGAAATCAGCCAACATCGGCATGACGGAGTTTGGCGGTTCATCCGAGACCGCCAGCGGCTCTCTCACCGGAGCCATCACCAAAGCCAACCTGCTTACCGGCGTCATCTCCAAAGTAAGCTCCATGGCCCTGTCTGCGGCCAAGGATTTTATCCAAACCGGTATCCAGTATAACGCCCAGCTAGAAAGCTACACCACCGGCTTTACCAACATGCTAGGCAGCACTGAGGCGGCCAAAGCGGCCATGGACGCCATCCAGGAGGACGCCGCCCGCACCCCCTTTGACGTGGCGAGCCTGACACAGGCCAATCAGCTGCTCATCAGCGCCGGTGAAAATGCAGGCTACTCCCGCAAGGTCATCATGGCGCTGGGCGACGCTGTTTCGGCTACAGGTGGCGGCAATGCAGAGCTGTCCCGCATGTCGGCAAACTTGCAGCAGATCGCCAACGTGGGCAAGGCGTCCGCCATCGACATCAAGCAGTTTGCCTATGCAGGTATCAACGTCTATCAGGTCCTGGCCGACTACACCGGAAAATCGGTGCAGGAAGTCCAGAAGATGACCATCAGCTATGATACTCTGTCTCAGGCCCTTATCGCGGCCAGCGAAGAGGGCGGACGATATTACAACGCCATGGACACCCAAAGCCAGACCATGAATGGCCGGGTATCCACGTTGAAAGATAACGTGAGCCAGCTGGCGGGTCTTATGACGCAAGACCTTTCTGGTGCCGTTGGGAAAGTCATTGAAAAACTCAACGATATGACCGTCGCGGCACAGGATGCCTACAAAAAAGATGGATGGACCGGCCTGATTGGAGAAGTTACGGGCTTGGCCAATGTTGCCGACCGGGCAAAATCCGCATTTGCTGGATTAAAGGCAGTTATTGATGCACTAAAAAGCGGAGACATCTCTCTCGCGAAAGGAGATTGGGATGCCGTATATTGGGAGGGTTTCAATAACAAATATCAAAACCAGAAAGCAGGCCAGAAAGACACCAATTACTGGAAACAGTACGGCGAACGGATGGCAAAGCAGTATGGGCTTGATAAAAATGAAAGCTCCATTACAACCAGCCCGTCCGGCTCCTCCAGCGGCAAGCCCGGCTCAAAGTCCACTACCGAAACGGTCATTTCGTCCATCTCCAGAACGGCTACGACTACCGCTCAGAATGCCCTCGGCACCGTGACCACCAGCATCCAGACTCTGAGCGAAAAGGTCAAGGACAGCGCGGGAAGCATCAAAGACCGCATCACCGAGACCACCACCGAGACCGGCAAGGAGATGGTCAACGGCATCGAGACCACCTATAAACAGGTGGAGACCAAAGTCAACGGCGTGGTGACCAAAACCACAAAGACGTACGACGATATGTCGAAAACGCTGGCGGCCACCCTGACCCGCACCACCAGCAAGGTAGAGGGCGGCGTGACCACGGCGATCCAGGAGGTCACCAAAAAATACGCCGACGGCAGCGAGCACATCGAAAAGACCGAGACCATCACCGAAGAAAACATCGTCGATGGCGTGGCTCAGACCACCAAAACCATCAACACCTATATCGACGGTGTGCTCCAGAATACCAAGACCGACACCGAAGAGGCCGAAAAAAGCATTCAGGCTGCGCTTTCCCGCACCGAAAAGTATATCTCCGAGATCCAAGGGCAGTCTGACAAAGGCATTTTCGGGCTGGTGAAGTCTCTCTTTACTGACATCAAAAACAAAGACGGCAAGGCCATCGCCGGGGATGTGGTAAAGGTCATTTTCGGACAGGTGACGCAAGAGCAGCGAAACACCATTCTGAAATGGGCAGACGATGCAATGACCGCCATCAATGAGCACTACGCGCAGGGCGGCATTCAGGGGGCGCTGCAGAGCATTGCAGGCCTCTTCAGCAACGGCATCACTCCGGCGGTCAACGGCTCCACCAAAGAGGTGCAGAGCTTTGCCGCCGCCATGAAGGGTCTTTCCGGCACCGGAGGCTCCGGCGGAATCGTCAGCAGCATCCTCAAGCTGTTCGGCGGCGGTACGAAGGCTGCGGCGGCCGCCGGTGAAGCCGGGGCCGGGCAGGCCATTGCGTCTGCAGCGGGCGGAGCGGCCTCCTTCTTCCCGGAGTGCCTTGCTGTGCTGGCCGTCATCGCGGAGGGCGTTGTAGGCTTCAAAATGGGCCAGAACGCCCGCGCCCGCGAGGATTCTGGAGAAGAGCGCTCTTTGGGAAGCAAGCTTCTCTCCGGCGCACTTCTGGCGGCCACCGGCCCTATCGGCTGGATCAGCTACTTCTTCGGTAAAAAGTTTGGCAAAAAGTCCTCGTCTTCGTCTGCTGCGGCAGAAAGCGCCTCGTCTGGCGCCATGAGCTATCTGGACATTCAGGACGCCTACTGGTACGGCAACGAGCGGGCTTTTGCGGGCTACGACTACCGCAGCGACCCCTTTACCTACAACCCCAACAACAATTCCGTCCCCAAATATCAGGCAGAGATACAAGCCCAACTTGCAAAGCTGAGCACCGTAGTGGAGCAGTATCTGCCCGACGTGGCAAATCAGCAGATCGTGCTGGACGATGGTACCATTGTGGGCGCTCTCGCCCCGGGCATGAACGACCAGCTGGGCCATATCCAGATGCTTGCAGAAAGGGGCAACTGAGATGTACGAGATTTTTGCGTATCCCTACGGCGACCCCGAAAACAAGCTGACGGTCTATCAGCCGGGCAACCGGCAGGCTGTAGTGCTGTCGCCCAAGCTTACCCGCGAGGTGAGCAAGGGCGGCAGCCTTACTTTTACCATGCTGCGCACCCACCCCTGCTATGAGTCCATGCAGAAGATGTCCACCGCTGTGGCGGTGCATCAGGACGGCAAGGAGATATGGCGGGGCCGGGTGCTCAGCCACGAAGCCGACTGGCTCAACCGCCGGGTCATCTACTGCGAGGGAGCCCTCAGCTATTTCAATGACAGCTGCATTACCCCTTTCAACTACGAGGGCAAGCTGAGGGATTTTTTAGAATACCTCATCAAAGCCCACAACTCCCAGATCTCCGGCGGCAACGGCTACGAGGAGCAGACCAGCTACGACAAGATGAAAAAGTTTGAGCTGGGCAGGGTGACTGCCGCCCTCGGCGACCTTGTGGTGAGCTACGGCGACCGCAACCAGTACGGCGTGGGTGAGGACTACGGCAGCACCTGGGACATCATCAGCAAAATGGTGCTCAAGACCTACGGTGGCTACGCTTACTGCACCTATAACTCTACCACCGGCATGAACGTGCTCAACTACTGCGACCAGGCATACGAGGCTGACCGGCAGACCGCCCAGAACATCGAATATGGCGTGAATCTGCTGGATTTCACCGAAAAGACCGACACCAACGACCTTTTCACCCGCATCTGGCCGATGGGCAACAAGCACACTGTCGAAGAGACCAAGACCCAGTGGAAGTACAAATTCCTCTGGTTTAAGTGGGGCTCGACTACCGTGACGACCGGCACCCACGAAGAGCGCTACGGCATCAACGGCACGAGCCAGAGCGCCGTGGACAAGTACCTCCCGAAGAAGGGTTACAGCTGGAATCGTGAGTACGGGTGGATCCAGAACGACGAGGCCGTAAAAAAGTTTGGCGTGGTCTCCAAAATCAGGGAGTTTGACACGGACAGCAGCGACGCCACCTTTGCCGCCGCGGTGCAGGACCTGGAAAAGAACGACCTCATGACCATGAGCTATGAGGTCAAGGCCGTTGACCTTGTGGATGCGGGCTATGATACCGAGCGGCTGACCTTTGCCAGCTTTGCCCATATCATCAGCAAGCCTCACAGCATCGACGTGATCATGCTCTGCACCAAGCTTGTGGAGCCGCTCGACCACCCGGAGAAGAAGGAGTACACCTTTGGCATGACCCGGCGCACCCTCACTGACCGGGCCGTGGCAAATCTTGGCGTGACCAACGAGCTCTCCGAAAAGACGGCATCCACCAGCCGCTACGCCAGCGCCACGCAGGTGGACACCACACAGGCGGGCAAGACGGCCAGCGACTTTATCGACTATGCGCCCTCCACAGGCATGACAGTGGGCCACGCCAGCATCACGGCCAACATCCATTTCGGGACGGACGGCCTGACCTTCTCTGGGGTAAAAAACGGCACCGAGCTGCAAAGCTGGTCGGGCTCCTCCTTTGCGGCCCAGACCACGAGCACAGACCTCTCCGGCTATGCGGCGGTGCTGCTCACCTACGACGGAGATGCCGCTGCGTGGGCTGCCGCCGGGGGCAAGGGCCGGGCCTTTGCGGTGCTGCCGGTGAACGGAAAAACATACTCCATCCTCTTCCCCGGCGCTCTGGCCCAGCGGCGGGACGTCACGGCGTCCAAAAGCGGCGTGACCTTTGGCAGCGGATACCGACAGACGGCGGCAGGCGCATGGGTGCAGGATGATACTGCCTGCCGCCCGGAGGCGCTGCAGGGCTTTATGTAAAGGAGCGTGATTTTTATGGGCAAGCTCATGGGAGCAAAAATCGGCTCTCTGCACACCTTGGACGACCTCGGCCTTTACCTGTTGGTTGGCAGCCCGCTCATCTCCGGCGCAGAGCCGGACAAAAAGCTTGTGCAAGTGCCGGGCGGCGATTTCCTGCTCGACCTCACCCGGGCTGTGGACGGCAAAGTACACTACCTTCAGCGCACCATCCGGCTTGACCTTAAATGTAAGGCTCCGTCGGATGAGCGCCGCAAGGTGCAGAGCGTCCTCGAAAACGCCTTGCAGGGGCAGTGGCTGCGCTGCGTACTGGACGAGGACCCGGCCAACTTCTGGGTGGGCCTGTGGACAGTGTCGCCCCAGAGCAGAGACCGGCATACCGGCACATTTTCCATCACCGGAACCTGCAATCCCTACAAGTACAATGCCACCGCCTACGCGGGTGCAGACTGGCTGTGGGACGATTTTTATTTTGATGAGGACGTCATCTATGACGAGCCTACGGAGGTAAAGAGTTTGTGAATAAGACCTTTCAGGAGAACATTGACGGCATCCGCAAGGCAAAGCGGGGCGTTGAGGTGCGGGAGGCGATGGCCGAGAGCCTTGAATATGTGGAGGGCTTTGCCTCCACCGCTACCCAAAAGGCAGAGGAGGCCGCAGCCAGCGCCAAAACTGCCGCTGAGGCCAAGGAAGCTGCCGCTTCCTCTGCCCGGACCGCAGGACAGCAGGCAGGCATTGCCACGCAGCAGGCCGAGACTGCCACACAGCAGGCCGAGGCCGCTGAAAGCTCCAAAGCTGCCGCTGCGGAGTCTGCCAAGCGGGCAGAGCAGTTTGCCAAGGAGACCGAGGGCCGGGTCACCACCGACCCCACCCTCACCATCTCGGGCGCTCCCGCAGACGCCAAAGCCACCGGCGACCGCATCAACGCTATCAAAATCGAGACCGACAAGACCCTCACCATCTCCGGCGCTGCTGCGGACGCTGCGGCTGTAGGCAGCATCGTACTGCCCCGGGTGGTGGTGCAGACGGAAGCAGGAAGCACCGTCACCGCAGTCAGCGGGGACAAAAAGGTAACTGGCACGGCCACCGACGGCAGCTTTTCTGCGGCCCTGCCCCACGACGGCGAGTGGGAGGTCACCGCCACGCTCGGCACCGGCGTGGCCACGGAGACAATGCAGGCGGAGTATTGCCGCACCAAGACCCTTACCCTGACCTACTACACCCTGACCGTCACGGTTAAGGCGGGCAGCACCGTCACCGCCCAGTGCGGGGACAAGACCGTCTCCGGCACGGTGCCGGAGAGCGGCAGCATCAAGCTGTATCTGCCCATCGCTGGCACGTGGACGGTAACGGCCACGTTGGGCGACGAGACCGCCGAGGGCAGCTTGGAGGTGAGCGAGTACAAGGACTATCCCCTTGAACTTGCATACACCCACATCTACGGCGCAAGCTGGGACGGCACCAGCACCACCAAGTGGAGCCGCACCGACGAGGCGGCAGACTTTACCGACCCGGTGCCTTACGTCGCGGGCGCAAGCAGCTATGGCAGTCCCTTTGACAACTTACAGCCCTGGGCGGGCATGGTAAAGAGCGAGCGCACCGGCGGCACGATGGTCAGCATCCCGAAATTTTGGTACAAGCTGACCCAAAACGGCAGGGGCATGAGCATTCAGATCGCCGACCGCGCGGTGGAGGGCTACAGCGTCAGCCCCGCCCACATGGACAGAGGCGACGGTCACGGTGAGCGGGACGTGGTGTACATCGGCAGATACCACTGCAACGGCACCTATAAGAGCGGCACCGGCAGCCCCAGGGCGAACATGACCCGCTCTTCGGCCCGCTCCGGCATCCACAATCTCGGCTCGACCATCTGGCAGAGCGATTTTGCCATGCGGTTTACTGTCTGGCTGCTCTATATCGTCGAATTTTGCGACTGGAACAGTCAGGCGAAAATCGGCTATGGATGCGGCAACGACAGCTCTCTGCAGCCGATGGGCTACACCGACAGTATGCCGTACCACACCGGTACGACCCAGAGCAGCCGCACCACCTACGGCTGCGGCACCCAGTACCGCAACATCGAGGGATTGTGGGATAATTGTTATGACTGGTGCGATGGCTGCTACTACAACAGCAACGGCCTGAACATCATCCTGAACCCCTCCAAGTTCAGCGACAGCAGCGGCGGCACGGCGGTCGGCGTTCCGTCCAATGGCTGGCCGTCCGCATTCAGGGTCAAGGCAAACGGCGACTTCCCGGTGTTTATCCCCACATCCGCGTCCGGTAGTGACGCAACGTACTCGTGCGATTACTGGCGCTTCAGCTCGTCGGACCCGTGCCTCTTCGTCGGTGGTTACTATAGCCACGGCTCCAACTATGGTTTGTTCTGCGTCTACTGCAGCAGCGCGTCGAACTATGGCGGGTACATCGGCTGCCGCCTCCAGGAACTCCCCAACGGGGGAGTCTGAGGGGGCCGCAGCCCCCTCAGATAACCGCGCCGTAAGGCGCTGAACTTTATAAGGGACTGTCTGTGCATTGCCGGTGTTTTTTTTGTTCTCAGGCCTCGTGCGATTACTGGCACTTCAGCTCGTCGAACCCGTGCCTCTACGTCGGTGGTAACTATAGCCACAGCTCCAACTATGGTTTGTTCTACGTCAACTACAACAGCGCGTCGAACTATAACGGGAACATCGGCTGCCGCTTCCTTTTTTGATATTTCCAATCTCACATATCCTTGGCACAGACAGCCGCACACCTCATGGTGAAGATAGGCGTTTTGGGAGCGGGCTAGTACACCCCGCAAGGGGCGCTGGAACGTCCGTACAGCTAAAAGGAGGGTATCCCAATGAAGAGAGCTGGAAAGCTCTTTGATACGTTAATCTCAGATGATAATTTGTTGCGAGCCATCGACGAAGTCAACCGCACCCACCATTGGTGCAAGGGCCACCGCCCCAACACCTGCACGGCGTGGGTGGAAGAAACCAGAGCGGAGCGGGTGAAAGACCTGCGCCGTATGCTCATCAAGGGCTTTGAGCCGAAACCGCCCCATGTCTCCCAGCGCTGGGATACCAGCGCCCGGAAGTGGCGCACCATCAGCGAACCGGCGCAGTGGCCGGACCAGTATGTGCATCATGCCCTCATTCAGGCGCTGCAGCCGAAGATGATGCAGGGCATGGATTTCTACTGCTGCGGGAGCATCCGTGGCCGGGGAACGGAGCGGGAGAAGAAAGCGATCGAGCGCTGGATGAAGTACGACCGAAAGGGTACGAAGTACGAGTTTTGCGGGGACATCCGGCATTTTTACGAGAGCCTGACCCCGGAAGTGGTGATGGCGAGAATGCGCCAGATCTACAAAGACCGCCGCGTCCTTGACCTCATCGAGCGCATCATCCGCAACGGCATCCAACTTGGAACCTACACGTCTCAGTGGCTTGCCAACGCTGTGCTGCAGCCCCTTGACCGGCTCATCCGGGAGAGCGGCTATTGCAAGCACTACGCCCGGTACATGGACAACATGACGGCATTCGGTCCCAACAAACGCAAGCTGCGGAAGCTCCGCTTACTGGTCGAAGACTGGCTTGACGCCCACGGCCTGCAGCTCAAGGGCGACTGGCAGGTGTTCCCGGTGGCAAAACCGCAGCGCAAAGAGCCGCTGCTCCCGCCCCGGCGTGGCTATGAGCGCACCAAAGGCCGCCTGCCGGATGCCGTAGGCTATCGCTACGGCAGAGGGTACACCATTCCCCGCAAGCGGAATCTGCTGCACATCAAGCGGGCGCTGGCGCGGTATCGCAAGCGCAGGCGGCAGGGGAGGCCCATCACGCCCAGAGCGGCAGCAAGTCTGCTCTCGCGCCTCGGACAGCTCCGGCACTGCAACAATTATCATCTCTATCAATGGCTGTTTCGGGGAGAGCGGGTCGTCCGCGACCTGAAGCACGTCGTCCGAGAGCATCGGAGAAAGGAGAACCTGACGTGGACTATGTTTTTGGCACAGAGGGCGGCGCTGAAGTCCTCAAGACCATCGGCGACGCTCACACCGGTCTGACCGGCTACCACCAGCTTGAGCGGGAGTATCCCGACCAGACCATCACCGACAGTTTCCGGGTCATCCGCAAGCTGCGCAGCGCGGAGGACGCGGAGGGGCGCTGCTATGACTGGTACGAGATCGACCGCCACTACCGGATGACCGACAAGACCGGACCCGTGGCGGAGCAGCTGGCAAAGACTGCCGCAGAGATGGAGGACGCCCTGTGCGAGCAGGACATGGCATCGGAAGAGCGGCTGGCGACTATCGAGGACTCACTGTGCGAGCTGGATGCCGCCGTCAACAAGTAAGGAGGACATCAAAATGGACAAAATCTGGGCAAACAGACTGGTCGCCGGCACCAAGGAATGGGAAGAGATGCCCGCAAGCCGCCGCCCCGGGGTCAAGCGGGAGCTGGCCAAGAGGGTGGCCGACGGCGAGATCAGTGAAGAGCAGTACAAGGAGATCACGAGGGAGGACTACTACAATGGATAAACTGCTGGAGCTGCTGGAAAAGCTGGTGCGGGCTCTCTTTGGCCCGGGGGACAAGCAGGATGCCGAAGAGGCAAAGCCCGCACCGGAACCTCCCGAACCCCCCGGGGCAGAGGCTGTAACCGGCTGGGAGGGAGACCCGCCCTACCGGTACATCGACGTGAGCCGCTATCAGGGCCTTATCGACTGGGCGCAGGTGGCGGCGGCTGGCTACAAGGGGGCAATGCTCAAGACCGTGAGCACCAACCGCAAGCTCTCCAAGCGGGCAGACGGCCTGTATATCGACCCCACCTTTGAGACCAACTACCGCAACGCCCGGGCTGCAGGGCTGGACGTGGGCGTGTACTACTACACCTACGCCACCAGCGAGGCCATGGCTGATGCAGAGCTTGCGCTTCTGCGGCAGGCGGTATACGGCAAGGAGCTGACCCTGCCTGTGGCGGTGGACGTGGAGGAAAACAAGCTCAAGCAGCTGTCCACGCTTGACCTGTCCAATCTTACCGCTTACGCGCTGGAACAGGTGGAGCGGATGGGCTTTTACGCCCAGCTCTACACCTACACCGGTTACAAGTATGAGCTGGACATGGCTCGGCTGTCCTCTCGGTGGGACGTCTGGCTGGCCGACTACACCGGCAAGGCACCCAAGGTCGATTTTGCCTACAACGCCCACCAGCACACCAGCAAGGGCGCTGTGCCGGGCATCTCCGGCGACGTAGACTTCAACGTCACTACCCTCAACTACCCCAAAATCATCCGCAAGAAGGGCTTGACCCGTCTCCGGGAGGGCAAATGACCGAAAAAGAAGCTTTGCTGTGGGTACTGGGCATCCTGGGCAGCCTGTGCGCTGCAGCCATCACCATCGACAAGGTGCTGGAAATCATCCACAAGTACATCAAAAAGGCGCAGGAGCCGGACAACGAGCAGAACAAGCGGCTGGATGAGATGGACAAGCGCATCGGCACCTTGGAGCAGGGCCAGCTTCAGCACACGCAGGCCCTCGCCCGTGACTTGCGCCGCTTTGAAGAAATCGACGAGGTGAGCCGTCTGACCCTCGACGGGGTGCGCAATCTGCTGGACGCCCAGCTCTCCGGCAACAACCGCGAGGGGATGCAGAAGAGCCGCGCCGACATCGACAACTATCTGTTAAAAGGAGTGACCAATCATGGAAGCACTGGCAACTAAGCTTTTTGACCTTATCCCCGCCCCGGTGGCGGCTGTGCTGATGCTGGGGGGCTTTATTTTCTACGCCCTTGGCTGCATCCGGCTGGGCTACGGTGCCGCAGTAAAGCCGCTGGTGCTGGACCTCATCGAGCGGGCCGAGCACGAGATACAGGGTACAAAGCGGGGCGCAGAGCGCAAAGCCTGGGTCGTCAAGATGCTCCGGGCCGCTCTCAGCGCCAGCAAATACGGCAGGCTCATCAGCTGGGCCATCACTGATGAGACCATCGGCAAAGTTATCCAGTTTTTCTTTGACCGCGCAAAGGCGGCCTTGCAAAATCAGTGAGGTTTTGACTATGAGTAGCACTACGTACGCACGGCATTGGTTAAAACAGGCCATTTTTACGAATGAGTTCAACTTTTCCAGCCTCAAAAGTCAAACTCATCACCATTTTGGTAACGTCAACAAACTGGTGACGTTTTGTCACCGGTTTGCCGCGCTTGGCACTATGGTGCGCAACGCCGGACAGCTGCCGCAGCCCTTCTGGCTCGGTGCTGCCTGTGGCGGCGGCTCGCGTGGTGCTGCCCGCTGCGCTGCAAGGACTTGACCTACAGCAGATGACCGCCGCAATCAAAAACGCACCGCTTGGGAGGGTAGACCGTAAGATAGCCTTACTGCGGTACGTTGAGCGGCTCCCGCTTCCGGACATTGCAGCACAGACACATTACAGCCGGACGGCGGTAGGCTACCGGCTGAAAGGTATTGACAAAATGCTTGGATAAGCAAATCCCCCGGTGTTCCGTTTGGAGCATCGGGGGATTTTTTATTTTTGGGACATGGAAGCCCGGCAGTCTTTTTAGCTGAGATAGACCTGGAAGGGCTTGCCGCAAATGGTACATCTTTTCTTTATCACGCAACTCATCCCTGTAAATCGGCGATGGTAACGCCGCAAGCGGCTGCGATCTTTTCGAGGGTAGACACTCTCGAGACTGCCTTGCCGGACTCTGCATGCTGAATGGTTGCAGTGGACAGCCCGGTTTTTTCTGCCAAGGCCCGGATGGTTAATCCTGCGCTTTCTCTGGCTGCCTTGATTTTGACGGCAGACACGCCGAGCGTTTTATAATCGGGTGACATATATCCGATTTGGAACATGCCCTGCTGCTGCAACGGCAATGCTTTGAGTGCGTAGCTCTTTTCTACATCCTCAAGGTCAACATCCTTCAGGACGTAGGCGCATGCATTGTCAAGCTCCGGGGTCATTTTATGAAGCTTGTGCGCCAGCGTAATCTTCATCGTTACGCCACGCACAGGGAATCTCGTTGCGTTGTCAAGGTCTGCCTGATTTACATGGTCGGGGTTGCAAGCTTCGTCCAGCAAGCGGTACAACTTACCCAGATTTCGGATGGTAGTGTTTTCCATGGTGTCCTCCTACTCGTTACTTGTTCAGCATATCCATCACGGCGTTGTAATGCTTTTCATGTTCTTCGCCAACAGCAAGCTCTTTTTCGACTTTTGCTTCCTGATAGGCCCGCTCTTCGCCGTAGATTTCGTTCTCGATTTCATCGGGGATCTCAACGAATGCCTGCTGCTTTTTACCATTGGCCATCACATACACGCCGAAAGCGTAATGCACGTTCTCCGGCCAACGCCCGATCTGCTGCTTGTAGGCACCAGCCTTCATTTCGCGACCGTTCACGAGCAGAGAATTGATGGTGTACTGCCACTTGCGGCAAGGGACCGCAACCTCGTTGCCATCATTCCAGAGGGTTTCTTCGGTGACGACCTTCACGTCAATGTCAAGATCAATCTTTGCGCCACGGGCTGTATTCCAAGAGTATTTCATTTTTGCGCCTCCTGTGTTGTTTTTGCGTTCCCTTTGACACCATTATTATACCACAAAACTAATACAACTGATACAGGCATAGTCACCAAACTTTGCCTTACTTTTTTGTCTATTTTGTATTAGTTGTATTAGTTCTAATCGAGCTTTTTGTCCTTCGTTGTACCTTCGTTGTCTCTCCCGCCGGGTGGCTCTGCTACACTGGGCGCAAAGGAGGCAAGCGCCAATGTGGAACAAGTTCAGCCCCAACCCCCACGGGAGCAGCGTTGGAGATTGCGCCGTGCGTGCGGTAGCAGCGGCCACTGGGCAGAGCTGGGAGCAGGCCTACATTGGATTGGCGCTGACCGGCTTTGCTCTCGGCGATATGCCCAGCGCCAACCGCACATGGGGCGCATACCTCCAAAAGCACGGATTCAAGCGCCGCCTTGTCGAAGCGGACTGCACCACCTGTTACACGGTGGCAGATTTTGCCCGGGAGTACCCGCACGGCGTGTATGTACTGGGCTGCTCCGGCCACGTTCTGGCCGTCATTGATGGCAAGTGGTGGGACAGCTGGGACAGCGGTGCAGAATGCCCGATCTACTACTGGTACAAGGAGGACTAAACGATGCCGTACAATCCATATGGCTACCAAATGCCAAACTACTACGGGCAGCCTATGCCTGACCAGCTCACGCAGCTGCGGCAGAATGCCGGGTATCAGCCGCCCATGATGAGCCAACCGACAGGGCAAAGCTCCCCATCTACGCCTCCGATCATCTGGGTGCAGGGCGAAGAGGGCGCAAAAGCCTACATGGTAGCCGCCGGGAACAGCGTGCTCTTGATGGATAGCGAGAACAGCGCCTTTTACATCAAGAGCACGGACGCAAGCGGAATGCCGCTGCCGCTCAGGGCCTTTGATTACAAGGAGCGCACCACGGCAGCTAAGATGCCCGCTCAGGCCGTCCAACAGCCCGGCGGGGAGTTTGTCACCAGGGCAGAGTTTGACGCCCTGGCAGCCCGCTGTGCAGCGCTGGAAAAGCAAGAACCCACAAAACCTGAAACGGAGGTCAAGTGATCATGGCAAATCCTCTTTTTAATGCACTGGGCGGCGGCAAAGCATCTTCCACGGCCGGCCCTATGGGCCAGTTCGGCCAGATGATGCAGCAGTTCCAGCAGTTCAAGGCTAATTTTCAGGGCGATCCAAAGCAGGAGGTGCAAAAGCTCCTTCAATCCGGGCGGATGAGCCAAGACCAGCTCAACCAGCTTCAGGCAATGGCTCAGCAGTTCCAGCAGTTTTTACACTAAGTCGTAACCGTGGCCACGGTCGAGATACACTTTTTATCAAAAATTTCGAAAGGAGTACAAAATGTCTCTTTCTTCTGACAACATCGGCTTGACTATGCCGGTGCAGCCCGCCAATACCAACAACGGCAACGGCTTTGGCTTTGGCGGCGATGGTTCGTGGTGGATCATCGTGCTCTTCCTTTTCATCTTCTGCGGCTGGGGCGGTAACTGGGGCGGCAATCGCGCCGGTGCCGGCACCGGCGTCGTAGATGGCTACATCCTGACCAGCGACTTCGCCAACATCGAACGCAAGATCGATGGCGTAAACAACGGTATGTGTGACGGCTTCTACCAGCAGGCACAGCTCATCAACGGCGTCCAGCAGACCGTGAGTAACGGCTTCATGTCCGCCGAGATCAGCCGTGCAAATCAGCAGGCCGCTTTCATGCAGCAGCTGTTTGCTATGCAGATGCAGGCACAGGATTGCTGCTGCGAGACCCGGTCTGCTATCCAGGGCGTCAACTACAATCTGGCTACCCAGTCCTGCGAGACCCGGAACACCGTGCAGAACGCGACCCGGGACATCGTAGACAACCAGAATCAGAACGCCCGGGCTATCCTGGACGCTCTCACAGCTCAGCGCATCGAGGCAAAGGACGCCAAGATCGCGGAGCAGAGCCAGCAGCTCTTTGCGGCTCAGCTTGCAGCTTCCCAGGCGGCGCAGAACGAGACCCTCAAGGCATACATGAGCGGTCAGCTGGCCTACTACAACCCGCGTCCCGTTCCTGCCTTCCCGGTTCCTGCGCCGTACCAGTACGGTAATTGTGGCACCGGATGCGGCTGTAACGGCTGCGCATAACCAAATAACGGCAACTGACTACAATTTGTAGCCTGTTCAGCCCCTGAGCTGATTTTGCAAACCAGAGCGCCGGGGCAGAAGTCCCGGCGCTTTTATTTATGAAAGGAGCCGATAAAATGGCTGAATTTACGAATCCCAATATCGTGACGGTATCCGCCGGGGAAAATCTTCCCTTGACAGAGACTGCCGTAAAAGGCCCGGCTTGCATCGTCCATCGTGAGGGCGCGGGTATCGTGACCCTGCGCGGCCTGACAAACCAGTGCAAAGCTCGCTTTAAGGTAAGCTTTGGCGGAAACATTGCGGTGCCTACCGGCGGCACAGCCGAGGCTATCTCTGTAGCGCTGGCAATCGCTGGCGAGCCGCTGAACAGCGCAACGGCTATTGTTACCCCGGCGGCAGCAGGGAACTACTTTAATGTGTTCGCCGCCGCCTTTATCGAGGTTCCGCGCGGCTGCTGCGTGACTGTGGCAGTCGAGAACACCAGCACGCAGGCGATCGACATTGCAAACAGCAATCTCATCGTTGAGCGCGTGGCATAATGAGAGGAGAGCGCTATGAACATGAAACACCTTGACGCACTGAAAGATATGCTGTGCGAGGAACTGGAAGAAATTACCCGAAAAGGTGAACTGAGCGCCGGTGATCTGGACACCGCGCACAAGCTGACCGACACCATCAAGAATATCGACAAGATCCAGATGCTGGAGGACGGGGACTACAGCCGTACCGGCGAATGGGAAGCCGATATGCGCGGCACTCATGGCCAGGATGGCAGCTATGGCCGTGGCAACAGCTACGCCAATCGAGGCCGTCACTATGTTCGTGGGCATTACTCCCGCACGGATGGCCGTGAGCGCATGATCTCTGACATCGAGGACATGATGCAGGACGCCACCGGCGCAGAGCGTGACGCTTACAAGCGGGCAGCCGACATCCTGCGGAACGCATAAGGGAGGAGGGCGGCAAGTATGGACATCGACGAGATCAACACCCATATCCACAAGCTGAAATGCGGATCGACGGACTGGCAGAGCGTGGAAAAACTTGCCGCCCTCTGCACCGTGAGGAATGAGCTGGAAGAAAAGCAGGCACCGGCAGAAATGCAGACTCAAGCGCTGCCTCCCGCGTCGTACCCGGCGGCATACTCCACAAAAGCAAATCCGCAAAGCGAGTTCGTGGAAGCGGCCAGCGCCGCGCCCTTTGGAGGCTTGATGGAAGTGCTTGATGAGCACATGAGCGCCATAAAGCTTGCATACCCGAAAGAGTATGAGTTGGTCATGCGGAAGATAACCGCATTGTAAAACGACACAAAATGTGTTATTTTTACATACAGCCAAAACTTGAAAAGCTAAATTTTTAAGTTTAATAAGCTAACACGAGACTAACAAACTTTGAGTTTTTATCGATAAATGGTAAAATAAAACTGATTTGTAATCAGTGGGTTGCAGGTTCAACTCCTGTCACCAGCTCCAAAAA